AAGCTGCTAGGATCTGGGGCTGCTAATGATTGAGTGCCATAGCTGCCAGCGGTGTAATCTTTACCACCACTGCTCTCGGCTGCATCGCATCGCCAATGCAGGTTATTAATTACGTTGGTCAAGCCGTCTTTTGAAAGTACGAAGTCGGTCTGTGGGATCGTCCAAGTGAATGTTGCTGACATTAGTTTTGCTCCAGTTGTGCCACGCGGGCGGTAAGTGCCTCTATAATTGCTTGTTGTTCTTGGATGGCTTTGACAAGCGTTGGAATCAAATCAGCCCTAACCGCTTTGTACGGTTCTTCGCCTTCTGGAGCAGGGTCTATCCAGTCGTCTATTAAATCTGGAAAGACTGTTTCAAACTCTTGAGCAATAAAACCACGGTCATTTCTAACGTCTTTACCTTTGCCTTCCTTCCAATCGAACTTGCGAGGCTGCAACTGCATAACTTTTGACAAACCATCGTCTAGGTCACGTATGTTTTCTTTCCAACGAATATCAGAGATGCCAGAGACAGTGGTGTTCGTCGCCGAGATCGTGCCGGAGTAATTAACAAAGAATTTGTAAGCCCCCCCGCCGTTATCGTAAACATGGTATGTGCTTGAACTTGTACTGGAGTTGACGGAATACACATTAATGCCGTCAGTACCGCCGACAAAAAAACCGTTATCGGTTAATCCCCCGTTAATCACACCCCCGACACAAAATTCGCCTGCGGCTGTGATGCGCATGCGTTCTGTGTCGCTCGTTGCGAATATCATAGGGATGGCGTCTTGTGTCGCTAAAAAAGCAGCAGAAGAAGTTAACCCCATCTCAAACGTATTATTGGTACCTGTTTCTTTTACAAGAACTATTGGGTGCGTAGCATCAAAAACATTTATACCGTTTGCATTTCCAGAAAAGTTACCGTTATCAAAAGTGGTTCCCCCCACCAGCACGTTGCCAGAGGAGTCAATTCGCATATGCTCGCTTTTGCCAGTAGCGCCGTCATCACCAACTATGCCAAATTGCAACTCTCCAGAATTGTTAGACATATATCTAACTTTGTCTGCATTGTTTGCATCTTGTAAAAGTATAAACGGCCCATTTGACGAAACTGTTAATCCCGGCGTAGCGTTCCCAGTAAGACTTAATGGTGAAGTACCAATGCCGACGTTAGAAGTAGACCCTTCTACAAACAGCGCATGAGTGTTGCTGTCAGACTCAACACGGAAGTCAGAATCTATGCCGGGATTGTTAACAACAACTTCTGTAGCGTTAGCCTCAAACCTAACCCTATCAGTGCCTCCGACCATTGAATGTAATTCAAAATAACCGCTTTCAGATCCATCAGTAACGACCTGTGGATACGCTTGAAGATGCGCGTATTCTGTTTTGTTGCCTCCGCTGTCTTCCCCAGAAAATAATACTTTGCCTAAAAGATCGAAGTTGCCGGGAGATGCTGAGTTTCTGAATAGATCCAAAATCGGCCCGACAGCAGAATCAGCGTCAGTGCTTGCGAGAGTAAGTTGTGTCGTATTATCGGCAGTTGTGAATGTCGCAGAAGTGCCAGTCAGTGCAGCGGTAGTCACAGTCCCAGTAAACGTAGGCGATGCTAGCGGCGCTTTGGCGTCTAGCTGCGTCTGAATAGCTGACGTAACGCCATCGACGTAGTTAAGCTCTGCGGTGGTCGCTGTAACACCGTCCAGAATGTTTAGCTCTGCTGCCGTTGCCGTTACACCATCAAGTATGTTTAGTTCTGCGGCAGTAGATGTAACAGCAGTGCCATTAATAGACAGTGCATCTGTTTCAAGTGTGCCATCTATATCTGCATCACCAGAAATGTCAAGAGATCCTGCGTCTAGCTCCCCGGTTAAAGTAATGTTACGAAAGCTGGCTACGTCTTTGTTTGCATCTACCGTAACTACTTTACTGGCTACTACTGTTCCTACGGAAGATCCAGTGTCACTATAGTTTAGTTCAGCGGCGGTAGCTGTAACACCGTCAAGAATGTTAAGTTCAGCAGCAGTAGACGTTACGCCATCAAGAATGTTAAGTTCTGCTGCGGTGCTTGTGATAGCTGTGCCATTTAAATTAATAGCATCAGTGTGCACTGTACCATCAAAATAACCGTCCTTGAATTCTAGTGAACTAGTACCAAGGTCTATGTCATTATCTGTGACAGGGGCAATCACACCGTTTGCAAATGTAAACTGTGCGGTGCCATCAGCAGCAAAAGCTAGAGTATCTGCTGCACTGAAGAACAAGCCTGCATTAGTGTCTCCAGTATTTGTAATTGAAGGAGCACCAGCAGAGCCATCAGGAAAAGAAACAACACCTGTAAACGTAGGATTAGCTATGTTTGCTTTAGTTGCTGACGCTGTTGCAATATTGTCAAACTCTACGTCAATCTCAGCGCCCTTGACAATCTTATTAGCATCTCCAGATACTAAAGAGTCTTTAGCTGTAAAGTTAGTTGTCTTTGAGTAATTTGTCATACTAATCTGCCTATAAGTGCCTCAGTCTTTAGTTCTTGTATTGACAAAGACCTATTGTTAATTATTGCATCTACTCCGATAGTAGCTACTGTTCCTGACCCTGTTGATTTAACCTTAGCGTCATCTACAATAATAGATGCGCTGTATTCAGAAGCAGCTACATTATACTCAGCTATTCCATACTCCGCTATGCTAGAGTTAACAATAGTTATTGATTGTTTAGCGTATGCTTCTGTGTAGTCGTAACCCCAGTTTAAGACCAAAGTAGACCCTTGTCCACCGATAACTTTAAATGTTAATTCTTTAAGTATCTTTAGCCTTGATGCATCACCGAAGGACAATGGTTGAGTATAGTACTTCATAGTGTACGGTGAAGTATCGTCTAGGTAGCCACTGTAGTCATTGATGCCCTTAGCTGTTCCTAAATACAATGTGCCATCAGATCCTCTAGTGCCACAAAGAATCTTAGTAGCAGGCCATGTAGTAACACGATTACTTCCGTCTTCTAATGTGCCTCGCATGTCAAAACAAAAGACAAGAGAACTACTAGGAAAGAACAATAGATAAAACGCATTCTCTGGGCTATACGCTGATTTAATGTTTCCAGTTTCTGCACCTATATTAAAAATAATGTCATCACGTACATTTTTAGATACGTTACCAATAGGGTTTGACTTTTCCTGTATAGTCCTGCCCAAGCTACGTACACCTGAGTCAGATAAGAATATTAAATCTGTACCTGTGTCCTGTACACTGTCTCTAGCTACGCAGCCAATACCTGTAATAACATCAGAAAGAGCCATGCTAGCAGGAGCCGAAGCACCTGAATACAGCAGAATACTTTGCTTACCGAAGATAACTAAAAAGTTGTTAAACTCTCTTATAGCTACAATCTCATCAAAGCCTGTAGGCCACACAGTAGTTAGATCTAAAGAACCTGATGTGCCTCCTGTCCAATCATCGCCATCAAGAGTGTCCGAAAAGTGCAGGGTATATTTATTGCCTGTTACATCTCCTGCCCATATACGCCCAAAAGCAGCACAAGCCTCATTAGCGTCTGGAGCATTAGAAGATAAAACTCCTATAGTCCCTGCGCTTGTAGTGTACTCTAGTGCGTCATGGCCTCTCTGGAAAAAATAAGCATCTCCGTTGAAGGAGATAATCTTCCAGTTGTTAGCACTAATAGTCATGCTGTTAGTAACATCAGTTAATGATGTAGTGCCTGTAAATATCTTATTGTTACCCGTAGAGAATACAATAGTAGTCCCATCTCGCTTAGTAAACTCAAAGACAGACTCTATTCCAGCACTAGATCCAAGAGGTGTAGTAGAGCTAGTCAGTTTGTTTAGCCCCTCTCTAGCACCTATCCTGCCGAACTTGTCAATAATAGCATTCTCTGCTATAGAAGCAAAGGAGGAGTCTTGAGTTACAGGAGAATCCTGAGTGTTTAACCCACGAAATCCCGGAGCACCTACATATATGCTTTTTCGTTCTTGAGCCATTAGGGTACTCTGTAAATAAATTCTTCAGGATTCTTATAGGCATCTATTGCAATAGCATCGGATAAATGCTTGTCTGCAATTAAGAAATAATCCTGTGCAGTAGTACCGCCTGTCTCACCACGCTCTCTAGCCAACAAAGCTACAGCGTTGTGTATGATAGCGTTCTTAGGTAAAACTGTAGTGTCTGTATCGCTAGATAGCTCAGCTTCTCTTGCAATCAAGTCAAAGCGCATAGAGTATACTGCGTCAGGCTTAGGATACACCTGTACCTTAGTGTCTTCATTACTGTCTATACCACTGAACGTATAGGAGTCTGGAGTACCTGTGACTTCACCAGAGATATAATATGCATTGTTAAACCAGTTAGGTGACTCATAGCGCATAAAAAAGTTTGATGTGTCATTGATAACACTATATATTTTAACACGTTCTCCGGCATTTGTCAAGCTATATTCTGTAGTATCTGCTACAGTAGGGATAGTAATAGTTGTTCGTAACGTAGACCAGTCATGTGAATCTTCTACAATACGTTTAGCATCGTTTACAAAGTCGCCTACCATCTTAGAGTAGGCTGTGTTAGCCACGGCAGATACTTCGTCTTCACGTAGTCTACGCAGTACCTCGTTAACTATTGTTAGATATTGCGTACTCATATGAATCCTCTAAATAGTCCCTGTAGTGTAGTGGGAGCCTGATACCCTGCGTACTGTGGTGCTAGCTCTAGTAGTTCAGGAGCTTGATATGTTTTTCTAAAGTCATAGTCTTCAAAGTCAGGTGGTGTGTAGCCTCCAGTGCCTCCTGCTCCACCGCCCATACCGGCAAGAAGACCTAAGCCTAGTCCTGCACCAATGCCTGCACCAGCGCCTTGTCCTCTACCTGTGCCTAATCCTTCGCCAAAGCGTTCTTCACCCAAGGCTTCTCCTGCTGCCACAGCCTCTCCGTATCTAGCTTCCCCAGCAGCTACAGCCTCTGCTAAGGCGTCTGCTTGGGCTTTAGCTTCTGCTACTCTAGCAGCTTCTGCGGCTGCTGCATCTGCTTCTGCTTGCGCACGTGATTCAGTTAAACGTGCTTCCGCTGCTTCCGCTCTAGCTTCTGCCTGTGCGACAGCTTCTCGTTCTGCTGCTGCTC